GGAAGTGAAGAAGGATCAGGCCACTTAATCGCTTGAGAGACCATTTTCCCTCCTTTTCCTGTAGACTTGAGAGGCGGAGAAGAGGAAGAAGAAGAAGAAGGGAGTTCAGAAGCTCTGCCGAAGAGTTTATTAATTGTAGCGAGCAACTTTTCTTCATCTGTAGTAATAGGATTCAGGCGATCAGTTCGATCAGCAAGGAGTTTCTTGCTTTGCTCAGGAGTAAGCGGAGGGCCTGAATTGGGATAGACGTAATTTTCGTCATAACCAGAACGCAAAGCATTCTCCAGTGTTTGAAATTGAATCATCATAACACCAGTAGGTGGATCGGTAGAAGTAACGTTCTGCGAAGGTTGAACATAAAGACCGTTGTTATCTATTTGCCTAATGTTCCACTTACTGCCAAAGACAGAAATGCTAGAACCACCTGCAATAGTAAAATTGCCGGTGCCGATGTTACCATCCACCATTGTCCAGTTGATGACAGTATCAGAGTTTGCCCAGTTGATTCCAATTTGCAAATCAAAAGTGCCTCCTCCGTTCAATGCATTGTTACTAGTTGCATAAGCATTGGGGCTACCACCTATGAGGAACTCAGTGTTAGAGCCGGTACCTTGACCGGAACTCCAAACAGAAGCTGTTTCTCGCATGTTGACAAAACATTTCCATCTCAAAACACCGACAGTTGACATAACGCAGTTGCAATTAGTGTAAGAACCAGGACCTGCAGGTGAAGTCTGATTGCAAGTCCCACTTCCGTAAGAAAGCGCAGGACCGTTAATATCGACTCCCATAGGGTAAGGCCAGTAGCCATTGTTGGTGTAGCAAGTAGCTAAGGGTAAGGCCATGGTTTGACCATTGGCCTGCTGCACTCTTCCTGTTATTGCATAGCTATGACCGCCATTTCCAAAGAAAGAGCAATCAGAAGAGGAAGATGTGCTAGATAAAATTGTAGCCCATATCGGAACGACGTTGCTCGTTGGAGCACCACCGGTACCAGGGATGAGCTGATGTAGCGAGCCATCAAAATAGATGAACTTGCCAGTAGAAGACTTGAGGTAAATTTCCAAATCAATTTCATACTGGCCTGGAGCAAGCATCATCGAACAGTTATTACTGGAAACGAAGACATTGCTCAGACCAGCAGTAGATTCACCGGAAGAAATAGGTTTCGAAAGACCAGCTGTAGCACCGCCCAAAGCAGCATAGATCATTGCCTTGAGTCCCCCAAGAATTGAAGGAAATAGAGTATTTTGCAAAACGGTGTTTGGTTCTGATTCTTTCTTCTTCTTAGAAACTGGGTGATCGATGGTGACAAGTTTCTTTTGAAGATAGCCATCTGTCACTGGAACTGTAAGATCAGGAATGATAGTTGTATCCCAGTTGATTGCTGACGATTCAGAAATTCCCGTGGAATTTTGTAGAGATCTCTCAAAGAAAGTGAGAGTGAACTTGACAAGAAAAACCCCATAAACAGTTGCGGTAGAGGCAAGATCAACCATATTCGTAACTACGAATTTGGCTGGGAAAGTGACTCTAGCTTGAGTATTGCTGCCTGGGTTGTTGCGAACATAGTACACAATTTTCTTATCTGCCTTACCAGAAAGTTTCCAGGTACAGGTAGTGTTCACAGCGGTTGTCCTATGAGAAGTGTGCGTAATTGCTTGTTGTAAGTTGAAATCTGAAGAACCCCCAATAGTATAGTTAGCAAGAGGATCGGTGTCAAAGAAGCCAGTTATCGCTCCAGATTGAGTAGAACCCAAAGTGTTGCAAAATGTGACTTCAGCGCCGTGGAAATAGAATTTCTCCCAATTTCTTGCTTCATTGCCGATTTCAGTATTAGCAATGTTTGGGGTGATGGTGAACAGCCAAGAAATACAGCCAGCGGTATCGTTTCCGGTACCACTACTGGTTCGAAATTGTCCAGCATCATAGATTGCAGTCATAGTAGTTGAACCATTCGTGTTGATTTTACGAGAAATAACATGAAACTTTTTGCCGGGAGGCAAGAAAGAAGTGCGAAGAGTGGTCCCTTTGTGGGATTCTTTATAAGTTTTGGAAATCTTTTTCTTTTTAGAAGAAGCAGCACGAGGCTTACTCCTACTTCGAGAACGAGATTTTGATGCAAAACGAACAGCACTTGCTGAGCGGGATCGAGATCGACTACCGCGTGCAACTGCACGATTAACAGCAGCTGCAACAGCTTTCTTAACAGAACTGGTTTTCTTCTTGTCGGTACCCATCTTGTGATAAAGCTAATGCTTCAATAACACGCTCATTGAACGTGTTAATTTCGGGAATATTGTTATGGCCTCCTGAAATTTCTTGGACGTAGTGGAGAAATTCTAGATCACGATCCGCAAGTTTGAGTTTATGTAGAGTAGAAAAAGGAATCTTCTCCTCCAACCATGTCTCTTGGTATTGCATTTCGGTCCAGTGGTTCTGTTCAATGTAAAAAATATAATGCTCTACTTCTCTCAAGTGCACTTTGAAAGGGTAGACCAACGTACGTATCGCGCACAACTTTGCGTAAGTCAATCTCCAACTGTTGCTCTTCCTGTAATAGAAGACACCAGCCATGAGCTTGTCAAAATTGGGTTGGGCGACGTACATCTGTCGATTGTTTATCCAAGCGAATGTATTATTCATTATTTTCGCATCGGAAATTGTGACAGTAGTACCAGGGGGACCACACTCATTGGTTGTTTTGAAATTGAGATGTTGGTAAGAATCTTCAACTCCTTTCCAAATCGGATGGTCTTCAAACATAGAATCATCAGCCATCATCGATACTGCTAATTTGTGATACCAAGCAGCTAAATCGACGACAGAGATTGTTTTATCAGTGCGTGTTTTCTCATAGCGGGATAAATGATAAAGTCCCGCCAATTCTTGAGAGGTCTGATTGTCTTGGAGTGTATTATTCCCTCCAGATGGGTTGGTGCCCAACTTAACACCTGCTCCTCCTGTAACGTCAACGATATAAGTAAAAATGAGATTTCTCAAATACCAGTTTTTCAGATTTTCGAGTTCTACATCGTTGCGAGGAAGTAGATGTGTGACATCAGGATCAGGATCAATGAAGAGATATGGGTTACGAATATCTTCATAGATTCGCAATTGAAATTTTGGTGTAATGGAAGCTTCTTGTCCTTTGATGTCCAAACAGAAGAATTTCTTTCCACCATTGCGTTGCATCTTTGCGGCAAGATTATTGAAACCACCGTAGAAAGGATTAAACCCAACCAAGCTCCAAAAACTTTTGGATGAACCTTCAGAATTAGGAGCACAAAGAGCATCATTTTGCTCAGAATAGAGCATGAGGCCAACAAGGTAAAAAACACAACCCATAATACAGAAAGTGCGTTGTTTATTCTTTTCTAGGTCCTCTTGTAGAAGTTTTTCTTTCGATCTTACTTCAACTTTAGGACCAAACTTAGCTGTATCATTAAATTCATAAAGAGGGTCTTCACCTTGCATAATTGATTTGACAGTATCAAAAATCCACTGCCATTCTTTCGAAATGAAATCGCGTTTTGTAGAATAACCAAGAAGCTCCGCGATATAACCAGGAGCTGTAGAAAGTTCTGCTCTGGAATAAGCTTCTTGGAGACTGATAACTTTAGAACGAAGCAAATAGTTATGCCAAATGTACTTATAGGCATCAACAGCATTGTCCAAATGTTCGGGCAAAGGACACCATATAGGAATAGTGTCAAATTTCTTCATTTCGTTCTTGAGTAAAGGAGTACAAACAGGAATTAGTGTATGAAATTGTGGAATAAAAAAATTGTTTTCTCTAGCTACACGCAGTAGTTCTGCGTTATGATACATCTTTTTCCCCTCTCTAATCGGAGGCCTTACTTCTTGATAGTAAACGATAAGAGTAGAGGGCCGGATTACTGAGAACGGTCGCTCGAAGAGAAAGGGAAGAGAACTTCACCAGTCTTAGGAATGACGTTGGCAGTAAAGAGAGGAACGAGATTTCCGGTGATTTCAATAGCATAGTTTTCACCGTTGTAGCCAATTTCGGGGAGTTTCTTAGCTCCCTTATGAATTCCAACAAGATTACCGCGACCATCGTATATTGCGGCTCCTGAAAAACCTCCTTCAGTGTAAATAGAATGGACCATTAACTTAGTTCCATTGACTACTTCAAAATTGATGACCTTACCAGAGAGTGTTTTAGGTCCTCCATGGAGAGTTTGAATAACCATGTGAATGTCATCACCAGGACGAACCATAGAACAACGAAGTTTAGGAACTTCACTATTGGCAAGATATGTAGAAACCTCAACATGGTCTTCAGGTCCTAAATAGACACAAGCTAGATCGACATCAGGATAAGGACGGACAATGCGATCTATTTTATAGAGCTTATCATCTTTTCGTACACGTAGAGATTGGATGTCATGCCACAAGCGACCATCATCCTTGAAGAAAGCATGATTGTTTGTAG